GTTCTGCTAAACGAATGGTAGAGCTAGACCCGGAGCTTTCGGCTATATCGAAGGTTTACCGCGACGCTATCGAGGTTCCCGAAACCGGTTCGGTTTACCGGGTTCTGTCTCGAGAGGCTGGCGCGTCCGAAGGTCTTAGCCCGACAATGGTTGTCTTTGACGAAGTTCACGTTCAGCCGGACCGCGAGCTATGGGATGTTATGGCGTTGGGTGCTGGCGCTCGGCATGAGCCGTTAATGCTCGGCATTACTACCGCCGGTTCCCGTACCGATAATCTCGGTAGGGACTCTTTCTGTTATTCGCTTTACCAGCATGGCAAACAGGTAGCCGCTAAAGAGATAGAAGACCCTACGTTTTTCTTCTCATGGTGGGAACCTAAAGCCGGTTCAGACGCAGACCATACCGACCCTAAAGTTTGGGCCGAAGCGAACCCCGGTATCGGTGATTTAAACAGTTACGAAGATTTCCGAAGTACGCTAGTGCGTACGCCGGAATCCGAATTTCGTACGAAGCGTACGAACGTTTGGGTAGTTGGCTCTTCGGCCGCGCTGCCGCATGGCGCGTGGGGAAAACTAGCCGACCCGGAACGTATACCGGACCCGTCTATACCCGTTGTGCTTATGGCCGATGGTTCGTGGTCCGGCGATAGTACCGGCGTAGTGGTTATCACTATTGAAGAGCGGCCGCATATGTACGTTCTCGATTTATGGGAAAAGCCCGGCGACTCTAACGAATGGCGCGTACCGATTAGCGAAGTAGAAAACGCTATACGTAACGCAGCACGTTCTATGCAGGTTGCCGAAATTGGAATGGACCCGTACCGCTGGTCGCGTTCTATGCAGGCTCTCGAAGATGAGGGTCTACCGATGCTTGAATATCCGATGGGTTCGGTACAGCGAATGGTTACCGCGTGGAAACTTTTTTACGATGCGGTGCTAGATAAAACGTTTACCCATAGCGGCGACCCGCGCCTAGCGCGTCACGTCGAAAACATGGTTTTAAAGATTGACGGCCGCGGCGCGCGCCCTACAAAAGAAAACAAACAAAGCACCCGCCATATAGATTTAGGCGTATGCGCTGTCGCAGGATTAGAGCGCGCCGTATGGCACGCTACGTACGTTCCCGCACCCGCAATGGTGCCGCAGATTATCGACCCGTGGAGCTTCACCGATGCGTAACGCGTTAACTACTTTCGCTGAAATCTTAGGGGCCGCGGCGATCGTTGTCGGTCTTGCTATGGTTTCTATTCCCGCTGCGTTTATTGTCGGCGGTATTCTTATTGTTGCCGGGTCTGCGTTGGCGGCTACCCGATGAGTCTTTTTAGTAAGCGCGCTATTCCTGCACCGTTGCGGAATACCGGTTTCCTAATTGGTAATAACTGGTCGGGCGAAAACGTTACAGAGGAAACCGCGTTAGAAGTAGCTGCGGTTTTGTCGTGCGTTTCTTTACTGGCCGACTCCGTAGCGGCGTTGCCATTGCGTGCAATCACTCAGACCGGTGACCGCAATACACGTATCGAGACCCCAAACTTTTTAACTTTCCCGGCGGAAACAGTTACGCAATATGAGTTAATCCATATGGTCGTTTCGTCGCTGGCATTACATGGCAACGCTTACGTATTCCTAGACTATGCGGGCGGGTCTGCTGGTCTTCCTTCTCAGGTCGTGCCGCTGCACCCCGATAACGTGAACGTAAACATTATCGGTAACGCGCGAAACTACACGGTCGCCGGTTCTGAAATTGACGCTAACCAAATTCTGCACTTGCGATGGTTTACACCGCCGCAAGCCGCTAAGGGTATAAGCCCACTACACCAGCAACGTAATACGATCGGTTCCGCGCTTGCCGTAGAACGTCACGTTTCGCAATGGTACGGAGAAGGCGGTACGCCGTCTTCGGTTCTCGAGGTGGACGGAGACATAACGGTAGAGGCCGCTAAGGTTTTGCAGGCTACGTGGGAATCTCAGCACCGCCGCCGCCGCCGTCCCGCCGTCCTTTCCGGTGGCGTTAAGTGGAAACCTATTAGCGCTTCCGCCGCCGATATGGAACTAAACGCTTCGCGAGAGTATGCCGTAGCAGAAATCGCGCGCATTTTCCGTATCCCGGCGCATATGATCGGCGCAAAATCTGGTAGCCAAACCTATACGAACAATGAGCAAGCGGGTCTAAACTTTCTTACGTTTACGTTGCTGCCGTGGTTGCGTCGGATTGAAGCCGCGTTTTCGAACCTTATGCCTAATGCGCAGCGCGTCGAATTTGATACGTCTGCTTTTCTTCGTGCCGATACGATTAACCGTTATCGCGCTCACCAGCTCGGCATTACTTCCGGTTTCATTACACCAAACGAAGCGCGCCACGTCGAAGGAATGGAACCTTACCCGAACGGCGATGCTTTCGTAATGGCGTTGCCCGGTGCGCCTATGGCCGGTCCCGGCGGAAACCCGGACCTACCGCCCGTCGGTGTTGACGCAGACCCGCCCGAATGATGGCAAGCAAACAGAACGAAAGAGTTTCTACTATGACCGAAGAAACCCGAGACGGCGAAGGTATGTACCCTCTCACGCCGCGCCAGCAATCGCTTTACGAAAATCTAGAAGCGGTTGTAGAATTGTTTGGGCAGTTTGATAAAGGCGTGGGCGAAAGCGGTGCGCATTACTCAGACGCAGACGTAAACCCGTTTACTGCCGAAGGTTTGGTTTGCTCTAACTGCGCTTTCTATGAGGGTCCGCGCGCGTGCGAATTAGTCGCAGGCGATATTGACCCTTCGGGTATTTGTAAGTTTTGGGTAATTCCCGAAATGTTAACGTCGGGCGTTATGCCGGTAGACATTCCTGCACCCGACACAATGGCCGAAAAACCGGTTACCGATACTGCCGAACCTGTCCGCTACGCCGCCTATCCGGTAGAGAACCGCAAGATCGGCGGACACGACGTAGAATTTCGTACCGTTGAAATGGGTACGCTCGAAGCTGGCGACGTTAACGCCGAAGGTTTCGCGCGTTCGTTCTCCGGTTACGCAGCTATCTTTAATTCACCTAGCGAACCGCTGCCGTTTATCGAGACAATCGCACCCGGCGCGTTTAAACGTTCGCTCAATTCCGGTAAAGAAATTCGCGCGTTCGTAAATCATAATACCGATATGCCACTAGCAACCACTAAAAACGGTTCGCTACAGCTCTCCGAAGATGAGCGCGGGCTTCGCGTTAATATGACATTGCCCGACACTACCGCCGGGCGTGATCTTTCCGTATTGCTGCGCGATGGCGTAGTTCATTCTATGAGCTTTGGCTTTACCGTTCCCGCTGCGGGCGACGTGTGGAGTTCGGACGGTTCCGCGCGCACGCTTAAGGAAGTCCGGCTATTTGAGATTTCCGTAGTTAGCGGCTTCCCGGCGTATAAAGCGACTGAAGGCGCAACCGTACGCACAACCGACGAAACCGAAGAACCTACCGACACTCCCGAACCGGGTAGGTCTGTAGAGTCCGCCCGTCGGTATTTAGAACTAGCGCGAAAGCGTAAGTAACCAGCAACCCGAGTAACGCGCCCGGACGCATAGCGCACCACCGCAGTTACTCACTTGCTACCCCTACAAAAATCCAACTAAGGAAAGGCTCGTACTATGTCCGAGTTTATTAAAAACCTTAGCGAACAGCGCGCCCGCGCATGGGAGCAGGCAAAGGGTCTACTGGACCACGCCGCTACCGAAGCCCGCGACCTGTCCGCAGAGGAATCAGAACAATTCGACCGTATTAACGCCGAACTAGATTCAGCCGATGCTCGTATTAAGTCAGTTATCGACGCTGAGCAACGTAACCGCGATATCGAAGAAAGCCGTACCCGTCTCGGACTCCCGTCCGATCTTGGCGCGACTGTCACCGCTACCGTAGAAAACACCGACGAAGATACTATTCGTTCGCTTATGAATGGCGAGATTCGTAACGCACGTTTTGAAAAGCGCGCTATTACGTCTTCGTCTTCGGGTGGTTCGGTTCCGACTTCCGTTTACGATCGCATTGTTGAGCACCTTGTTCAAACGAACGTTGTTCGTAACGTCGCTACCATCGTTACTACTAATTCAGGTGAAACGCTAAACGTTCCTACGTCTACCGCGTTTTCGACTGCTACTATCGTTGGCGAAGCCGCGCAGGCTTCCGCTTCCGATCCGACACTCGCTACGCGTGCTCTTGGAGCTTATAAGTATACGGTTCTTGTGCAGCTCTCGAATGAGCTCGCTACAGATGGTGCCGTAGACGTTGCAGGCTTCCTTGCTCGTCAGGCTGGTACTGCGATCGGTGTCGCGACTCGTGGACATATGACCACGGGTACGGGCAGTTCGCAACCGACCGGTATCGTTACTAGCTCGTCTGCTGGTGCTACTGGTGGAACCGGCGTTACAGGTGCGTTTACCGGCGACAAGCTTATCGACCTTCGCTACTCGGTTGGGTCGGCTTACACGTCGCAGCCCGGTTGTGGTTGGATGATGAATAACACCGCGATGGCAGCGGCCCGTAAGCTTAAGGGTACCGCGAACGATCACTATATTTTTGCTCCCGGCATGAATGGTGACCCCGATAGTCTGCTCGGCTTCCCGGTGTATCTGAATGACTCAATGGCTAGCCCGGCACTTTCGGCTAAGTCGGTTCTATTTGGACACCTGCCTAGCTACTACTGCCGAGAGGTTAACGGATTGGACGTTAGTGTGAGCGATGATTTTGCGTTCGACTACTCCGTTCGTACGTTCCGCGTGCAGCTCCGTACCGATGGTCTACTCGTAGACCAGACCGGCGCGGTTAAGCATTTCGTCGGCGGCGCAAGCTGATCTAGCTTCGCCTTTTGGTTTGGTTTACGTCGGTTCGGTATCCCCTTCCCGGACCGACGTAAACCGCCACCACCTATAAAGGAAACTTTCTCTTATGCGTATTCGTATGCTTGCTGACATTTCGGGAACTATTGACGGCCAAGACTGGCCGGGCAAAGGTAACGAATTCGACGTACCCGAAAACGTCGCGGCTGATCTATTCGCAAACGGTTTCGCGGAACCCGTAACCCGCAAGACCACAAAAATGGAAACCGCCGCAGCGGACCCGGTAACGGAAACCGCCGCCGAACCGAAGCCGCGCGCCCGTCGCGTCGCTAAGGACTGAACGTAAATGGCGTATCTCACTCCCGCAGAAGTACGTACGCGAATTCCTGCGCTATCGAATACGACCACGTACACAAACTTAGAACTAACTAACCTAGTTTCAGAATTTGAATATATTGCGGAACGCTATCTACTTACCGCGTTCCAAACTAGGACCGCTACCGCTGAACAAACCGTACGGCCTAACAAATTCGTACAGCTCGCAAACCGTCCCGTAGTTAGCGTCTCAGCGTTCACCGTGGACGGCGTAAGCGGAACAGTAGCGGACTTAACGGTAGAGAAGGCTACGGGCTTAATTTACGGTGCTGCGTGGTATGGGTCGGACGTACTGAACGTGACCTATACCTACGGGATCGCGACACCGCCGGAACCGTTGCTACGGGCTTGCGCTGAATACTGTCGGGCCGTTGCTTTCGCGGATCGTTCGGGACAGTCCCGCGACGTTATCGCGCAGAGCTTCGATGGTTCTATGACCCGTTACAGTACGCCAGATTGGAATAGAGGCCGACCTACTGGATATCTCGAGGTTGACCGACTGCTAAACAGTTTGGCCGATTATGTCGCGCCGGGTGTTGCGTAGTGGCAACTACGTCTATCCGATGGGAAGCCGCTAAACGGGTTGTATCGCTTTTGCAGGCGGCACCGACACTAGCAACCGTAACAATAGAACCGGGCTGGCCCGGTGACCGTGTAAAACTAGCTGAACTAATATGGCTAGACGAAATCGACGGTAACGTAAACATTCCGGTAATGACCGGCGGACGCAAACAACGCGACGACGTTTTTACGTTGCCGCTACAAATTCGCGTTATCGGTTACGGAACATTGAACGAGACAATGGAACGGCTAATGGTTATCGTCGGAATTATTGAAGATACATTAGCTGCCGACACTTCGTTAGCCAGTTTAGACGGCGTGCTATCCGCTGAAGTAACCGAAGAACGCCAGACCTCGGCAATGTTTCCCGAAGGTCCAACCGGTTTCGCGGAAGTTGTCGTAACCGTTTCTACCCGTCTTCTATAGGAGAACGTAAACAATGCAGGTAACAAACACTACCGGCAACGATCTATACCTAGCCGCGTTGCAAATTGTCGTAGCCGATGGCGAAACCGTCACCGTAGACGAAACATACGCCGAACTACTCACGGCGCAAGGCTGGACAAACAAACCGTTAAAGACGGCTAAAGCCGCAGAAAAGACCGAACCGGTCGCTACGAAGGAAGTTAACTAATGGGCCGTACAGGTATTGACGCACAAATCGGTTACGCACTCGAAAGCACCGTAGGTACACCGGTAACGGTTACTGCGTTTCTTCCGTTGGTTTCCGAAACCCTTAGCCAAGATATAATGCGACTCGAGTCGGCGGGCATTATCGCCGGTCGTCGGGTGCTTACTTCTCAGCAATACAACGGCGGAGATATCACCGTTTCCGGTTCCGTTCAGCACGAGCTTTATAACCGTGGTCTCGGCAAGCTCTTTACCGCTATGTTCGGTGCGGTCACTACTACCGGCTCCGGTCCGTATACCCATACGTTTACGCCGGGCGATCTTACCGGCGACGCGCTTACCGTTCAGGTCGGACGACCCGCTACCGATGGCACTACGTACCCGTTTACTTATGCAGGTATGAAAGTAGCTTCCTTTGAAATCGCCTGCGCTGCCGGTGAGATTGCTACCCTCGGTATGGATTTAGTCGGCTCGCGAGAGATTGACTACCGCACCGTTTCCGATGGTGTCACTACTAACGCTTCTCCGAACATTACAAGCGCATCGGCTTCGTTTAACGCTTCCGATGTTGGTAACCCGATTAGCGGTACCGGTATCCCGGCCGCTACTACGATCCTTTCGGTTACTTCGTCTACCGCTGCGGTTCTTTCCGCAAACGCTACGGCAACCGGTACTAGCGTTGCGTTTACGCTCGGGCTTGCGTTGGCTTCCGCTTCGTATCCCGCGACGATTAAGCCGCTGAAATTCAATCACGCCAGCGTAACTATCGGCGGTTCGTCCGTTAACGTTAAGTCTCTGAACATTTCTGGTAATAACGGGCTAGACGACTCGCGTCGCTTTCTCGGTAACCAGCGTATTTCGGAACCTCTCGAAGCTAACCTTCGCGAATACACGGGTACGGTAGAACTAGAATTTACCGACCTTACGCAGTACCGCCGTTTCGTTACGGGTTCGGAAGCTGCGCTAGTCGCTTCGTTCGTTTCCGGTGCCGACTCCGTTACGGTTACTACGAATATTCGGGTAGATGGTTCTACGCCGCAGGTCGGCGGTCGTGAGATTCTTACGCAGTCTGTACCGTTTAAGTGTATTGCGTCGGGTGCAGACTCGACCGCGATTACCGCGGTTCTGGTCAATAGCGATAGCACTCCGTAAGTATGGCAATAGAAATAACCGGGTTACGTGAATTCCGTAAAGCCTTAAAAGCCGTCGGGCCGGAATTTCCAAAAGAGCTCACGAGAGCAAACCGCGACGTAGCAAAAATAGCGGAACGCGTAAGCCAGTCACAAGCCCGCAGTATGGGCGGTATACAAGCTAGAGCCGCTAGCGCTATTAAAGGTTCAGCAAATGCACGTAGCGCACGTATCCAAATTAAACCGTCAAAGGGTAAACGAAACCCTACGGCTATGGCTAACGTCGCCTTTTGGGGAGCTAAGAAAAGAACCGGTTGGTATCGAACGAAACCGGAAGGTAAAGCTCAGCACCCCGAATGGGTCGGTTCTGGTTGGGAAGTTGCCGACATGAATAGCGGCCCGTACGCAATCAACGCAGCACTAGCCCGACACCTAGACGACATAGTAGCGGCTCATAGCGCAGCATTAAACAGACTGGCCGAAGCCGCTTTTTCTGACTAACCATAAATAACCGAACTTTGCAGGAAGGTTCCAATAATGGCAAACGCACCACGACCCGGCACCGGGCGACGCAAGCAAGCAACCGAACAGGCGCAACGCGTTCTACGTATCACCGTCTCAGGCGAAACGTATACGTTCTGTCCCGATAACATTCCGTTTAACGAACAGATCGCCGTTCGTAAAGCTTGCGGCGGTTTGCCGTTTTCGGCTTTTTGGGGCGGAGAAAATACCGTAGGCGTGGACTCGCTACAAATTATGTTCTGGTTAGCGCGACGTGCATCCGGGGAACCGAACCTTTCGCTAGGCGCGGTACTGGACGAATGGCCGCAAACGCTAAACCCGGACGATTTCGAAGTAGCGATAGAAGACCCTAACGAAACCGACGATACCCCGGAATAGTACGGGCAAGGCTTTTAAAAGTCTTGCCCGCTTTGTCGTATATGTACGGAATTAAACCGTGGGAAATCGGGCAACTATCCCCGGCTGAACTAATGGTTTACCTAGACGATTTAGAAGAAACAAACCGCGCACGTATGAAAGGACGGTAAGCAATGGCATCTACCAAATATCTTTCCATTGTTTTTACCGGCGAAGATAAGAGCGCGACAAAAGCGTTTCGTTCTGTTGACACCGCAGCCGAAAACACCGGTTCTAAACTGGCGCAGCTCGGTTCTAAAATTAGTCCGGCAGTCGCGGCGGCTTCGGCGGCTGTAGTTGCTGGCGTTGGTTTCGCTATGAAATCGGCGTTCGATGCCGCTACGGAGTCGGCGGTAGTTTCTCGAGAGACTGAGCGGGTGCTACGTACTACCGGTGCGGCGGCGTGGACTACAGCCGACAATATCGGAGACCTCGCTACTAGCGTCTCTAACCTTACGGGTAAGGACGACGAGCTTATCCAAAAGAGCGCGAACCTTTTGCTTACGTTTACGAACGTGCAAAACAAGGTAGGCGACGGTAACGACATTTTTGACCAAGCCGTAGGGCTTACGTTGGATATGGCTACGGCGCTCGGTACTGATGCTTCGTCGGCTTCGATTCAGTTAGGTAAAGCTCTTAACGATCCCATTAAGGGTATTACGGCTTTGTCTCGCGCGGGCGTTTCGTTTACTGCTGAGCAAAAGGAACAGATTAAAACACTTGTCGCGACGGGCGATGTTCTCGGCGCGCAGAAAATCATTCTAGGCGAATTGTCTAAAGAGTTCGGCGGTGCTGCGGAAGCGGCTAAAACGCCGATGGAAGATTTACGAACGAAGATAGATAACCTTGCGGAAGATATCGGTACGTTACTTATGCCGATTGTCGGTACCGTGGCCGATGGTATCGGCGGGCTTGTCGATTCTTTTATGAGTCTTCCCGATCCGGTTAAAAATATTGCGGTACTGGTTCTTGGCGTTGGTACTACAGCTCTGGCGGCGGTCCCGATGATTTCTAAAATCGCGGATACTTTCGGCGGTATTGTAGGTCCGGCTATGAAAATCTTTCGCGGCGTTGTAGATAACGTAGCTATCGGTCTTGGCACAATGGTAGAAAAACTTACCGGTAACGCTGATATGGGGCAGAAACTAGCTAGCGGTTTATCTAGCGCGGTAGTTCCTGCGCTTATTGGTGTAACTGCTGCGGCAACTATAGGTTTCGCGGTTTGGTCTATGTATTCGCAAAACCAAAAAGAAGTAGACGCGCGCGCGAAAGCATTTAGCGAAACGCTTAACGAAAATACTGGCGCGATAACAGCAAACACTACCGCGCAGGTTAGAAAAAAGTTAGAAGATAATAACCAGTTAGATAATCTCAATCGCGCAAATGTCACGGTCGGTAAATACACCGCAGCTATTTCGGATAATTCGCACGCGCTTGGTATACAAGAAAGCGAACTTCGTGCGCTTGCCATTACTGGTAAAACAGATACCGACTATAAACGCAATTTGATTACGCAACTAAAAGAAGAAGGCGGGGCGCGTAATGATCTAATCGCTACGCTTGCGGAAAATAACGCGCTAGATAGCGGATTGCTAGACACAATTTTAGAACAAATTAACGCCTATGATGCTAATAAGGAAGCAATAAAAGAAAAGAATATTCAGCAAGCAATAGCTACCGGCGTAACCCGCAAGGATGCAGAAGCACAAGCCGAATCTGCGGCTAACAATCTTCGAACGGTTGAAACCCTTAAAACCCTTGCCGACGAATTACGCGCGCAAACGGACCCGTGGTTTGCCGCATATAAATCGAAGCAATCAGTAACCGAAGCGCAAACAAAACTAAACGAAGCTACCGCGCAATATGGGCCGCAATCTAAACAAGCTAAAGACGCTGCACTAGCAAACGCAGAAGCCGCTATAAGTCTTAAGGGTGATCTCATAAAACTTAAGGAAGCGAACTTAGGTGGTGCTGGTGCTGGCGAACTGACAGACCAGTTAAAGGGTCTCACCGAATACGGCTTTGATCCGACGGGCGTTGCGGCTCGTGGCGTTGCTTACGATATTCTAGGTGTAGGCGCGGCCGCTGATGGCGTAGACGGTAAGACCGTAAACGTTGGCGTTAACTTAGATATGGCGCAAGCTAAAGCGCGTCTTGAGTATCTCAACAATGTTAAAGACCCGGTTACCGGGTACGTTTCGCTAGGCGATATTTGGGCTGCGTCGCAAATGTTCGCGCGCGGCGGCATGGTGTCCGATGGTCCGTTTATGGTTGGCGAACAGGGGCCGGAGCTCGGCTATAAAATCGGTTCTAGTGTTCGTATCTTCTCTAACCCGGATACTAAGCAAATGCTTGCTACTAGCGGATCGTCTGCGGTTACTACAAACGTGGTCGTAAATATGCCCGCTGGCGCTAACGGTGACGATGTAGTTCGAGCGCTTAAACAGTATGAGCGCGCTAACGGTGCTTTGTACGTCTCGGCATGAGTGTTACCGGTTGGAGCGACGTAACGCTTA